AATGCCGAAGGTACGGGGATCAGGCCTTGACCTTGGGGACCAGCGTCACGCCGGAAAGACCTTCGAAATGACCGTCACACGTCAGAAGAGTCGCCCCCCGCGCACGGGCCGTGGCGAAGACGATGGCGTCTGCCGTCGCGAGCTTGTGCGTGCGGCAAACCTCAGCTGCCTCCAGAGCGATCTCGGTATCGAGCGGGATGACCTGGCAGACCTGCGTGAAAGCGATCACCTGATCCGCCTTGTCCTCGCCCACCTCGCGGGTCAGCCATTTGGCGAGTTCGAGTTGCACGATGGTGGGCACCAGCCAGTCGGCCTGATCGGGCAGGTGCTCTGCCACGCGGTCACCGGTGGACGAGCCGATCAGCCATTCGATCCATGCGGATGTGTCGACGAGCACCATCAGATGCGGTCTGTCCGGTCACGGTAATCGGTGGCCGAGGCCCCGCGTGCGAGGCCTTTCAGGGCGTCGCGCTTCGGTACCGGGACCAGCAGGACGCCCGTGCCCTTCGGAATGAAGGCGAAGGTCAGCCCGGCTTCCCAATGCTGGGCCGCCCGGATCGCCTTGGGAATGGAGATCTGGAACTTGGACGACAGGGTCGCGGTCTCGGACATGATCATACGCCTCCGTGATCGATACGACTAACGTAAGAACACAAGCCCGAAAAAGCAAGGAAAGCTGCAATGGCCGAAAAGAAGGTCTCCGTTCGCCTCGTGGCGGAGGGCGGACGACGCGTGCGCGCCGAACTGGAGGGAGTCGGGGAGGCAGGAGCCCGTGGCTTCGGACGTCTGTCGCGCGAGATGGAACTGGCGAACACCCGTCTGGCCGCCTTTGCGCGCAGGGCGGGCCTTGCCCTTGGCGCCGCCGCTACAGCCTCGCTCGGCCTGATCGTCCGGTCCACCGCCGAGAGTGCCGCGCAGATCCGGCAATTCGCGCAGGTGGCCAATGCCACGCCCGAGGCGCTGCAACGCTGGTCGGCCGGGGCGCGGACAGTCGGCATCGAGCAGGAGAAGCTTGCAGATATCCTGAAGGACGTGAATGACCGGGTCGGGGATTTCCTGCAGACCGGCGGTGGGCCGATGGCCGATTTCTTCGAGAATGTGGCTCCGCGCGTGGGCGTCACGGCCGATCAGTTCGCGCGCCTTTCCGGCCCCGAGGCTCTGCAGCTTTACGTCGACACGCTGGAACGCGCCGGTCTGAGCCAGCAGGAGATGACTTTCTATCTGGAGGCCATGGCCTCGGACGCCACGAGTGCCCTCCCGAAATGGGCCACCGCCGAAGCTCGCGGTACGGATCGGTTCGAGCAAGCGTAGAGTCAAACACCTGCAACGCCGCCCCTGACCTGGTCGGCGGCGATATCTCTGCTTCCCTTCACGACTCCTGTGAACTCTCTCGCCTATTCTTGTTTGCGAGGCGCCTCCTCTCCTGCTCTTCTGCCCACCGCTTCTTCCCTTCCTTGTCTCTTGCGATTTCGGCGGCCCTGAGCACCCCTAACCTCGTTTCCTCAGCCTTCTTCCTGTCACGCCAGAATGTATCGCGCTCTCGATAATGTGGGTAGCAATTAGGACAAAACCATTGCGGGCGGGACTTCAGGAGATTTCCGTTGATCCCATATCGTTCAATATGCAACTGGGACATTTGAGGTTGGGGTAACCTTATTGCGCAGCCTGCGCACGTCCGCTTGGCATACTCTGCCATACCTAACCCGCTGCCTTCAAGATTGCTGGGCAATGTCCATCCGACAGGCTGCCATGTCAATGCTTCCGATACTGGCCAGGCGTTGGTTGGCGCCTCTTGGCTCGCCGAGAACGCCCTGGCCAATGTCGTGAAGACCGGCAAACTCGACTTCCGCGATCTGGTCACGTCGATGATCGCCGATCTCGCAAAGCTCGCCGCCCGGCGCTTCATCCTCGGCCCCATCGCCAATACGCTCTCCGGTGCGCTGGACGGCGCGGGAGGCATCTTCGCGAATATCCTGCATGCGGGCGGGATGGTTGGCGGTCCCGGTCCCGGTCGGATGGTCCCGGCCATGGCCTTTGCCGGTGCGCCCCGAAAGCACTATGGGGGCTGGGCCGGGCTGCGGCCAGACGAGGTTCCAGCCATCCTGCAACGCGGGGAACGGGTCCTCTCGCGCCGAGAAGCGGCCGGTTACGACCAGTCGGGCGTCTCGACCGTCAATGTCACGATCAATGCGCGGGATGCCGAGAGCTTCCGGCAATCCCGCACGCAGGTCGCCAGCGACATCGCCCGGGCGGTCTCGCTGGGCCGAAGGGGGATGTGATGCCGTTTCACGAAGTCCGGTTTCCGGACAACATCAGCCGAGGCGCACGTGGCGGCCCGGAGCGGCGCGCGCAGATCGTCGAACTGGCGAGCGGGGCCGAGGAGCGCAACGCCAGCTGGGTCAACTCGCGCCGCCGCTATGACGTCGCCTATGGCATCCGCCGCGCTGACGATCTGGCGACGGTCGTTGCCTTCTTCGAGGCCCGCAACGGGCGCCTGCATGGCTTCCGCTTCAAGGATTGGGCCGACTTCAAGTCCTGCTTGCCATCACAGACGCCGGGCCCGACCAACCAGCCGATTGGCACCGGCAACGGGGCGGCCACCCTGTTTCAGCTCACCAAACGCTACACCTCGGGCGCGCAGTCTTGGTCGCGCGCTATCACCAAGCCTGTCGCCGGAACCGTGACCGTCGCCCTGAACGGCAACCCGCAAGCCTCCGGCTGGTCGGACTCGACCGCGACGGGCTTGGTGACCTTCACCACGGCCCCCGCCGCTGGCGTGGCCATCACCGCAGGCTTCGAATTCGACGTCCCCGTCCGCTTCGACACCGACGCCCTCGACGTCACCCTCGACCTCGAACGCCTCGGGTCGATCACTTCGATCCCGCTTGTGGAAATCCGCACATGAAAGCCCTGAACCCCGCGCTGCAGGCCCATCTGGACGAGGGCACGACGACGCTTTCCTTGTGCTGGCGCATCATTCGCGCCGATGGCATGATCTTCGGCTTCACCGACCACGACCGGCCCCTCACCTTCGACGGCACCGAGTTCGAGCCCGAAAGCGGGCTGACGGCTTCCGAGGTCCGGTCAGGATCCGACCTGTCGGTCGATGCACAGGACGCCCAAGGCGTGCTGTCGTCTGACCGGATCACCGAGACCGACATCCTTGATGGTCGATGGGACAATGCGGCGGTCGAGGTCTGGCGGGTGAACTGGTCGGCCCCTTCGAAGCGCGTGCTCCTGCGCCGCGGGGCCATCGGCCAGATCCGGCGCGGGCGGCTGGCCTTCGTGGCCGAGGTGCACAGCCTCGCGCATGTCCTCGGCCAGACCGTCGGGCGGACGTTTCAGGCCAGCTGCGATGCGGCTCTGGGCGATCCGCGCTGCGGCGTGAACCACGAGGCCCCGGCCTTCAAGGGGACCGGCGCGGTGATCGATGTGCTACGCGACCAGGCCTTTACGGCTTCCGGCCTCAGCAGCTTCGCGGCGGGCTGGTTCGCCTTCGGGCTCGTCGAATGGACCAGCGGCGCGAACGCCGGGCGGCGCGTCGAGGTTCTGTCAGATGACCTCGTCGACGGCGTGGCGATCCTCACCCTGCTGGAAGCCCCTGTACGGCCGATCACGGCGACGGATGCTTTCGTGGTCCGGGCAGGCTGCGACAAGCGGATCGCGACCTGCGGCGCGAAGTTCGCCAATATCGCGAACTTCCGGGGCTTCCCGCACATCCCGGGTCAGGACGCAGTCCTTCGCTACGCCACCAAGGATGGCGGGCACGAAGGAGCGGTGTTGTGACGGCAGCCGATCCCGCCCTTGTCATCGCCGTCGCGCGATCATGGCTTGGCACGCCCTATCACGACCAGGCCAGCCTGCGCGGGGTCGGCTGCGACTGCCTCGGCCTTTCGCGCGGCGTCTGGCGCGAGGTGGTCGGGCCAGAACCGTTCCCGATCCCGCCCTATAGCCGGGATAGGGGCGAGACCGGTCCGCGCGAGGTGCTGGCGGATGGGGCGCGGGCGATTATGCCCGAGATCGCACCGGCCGACGCCCCACCCGGTGCGCTGGTCCTGTTCCGCATGATGCCCCGTGCCATCGCCAAGCATGTGGGCATCCTGACCGGCCCCGATACCTTCCTCCACGCTTATGAACGCCTCGGCGTGATCGAGGAACCGCTGACGCCCGCATGGCGACGCCGCTTCGCCTTCGCCTTTCTGTTCCCTGCACGCTGAGATTTTTCCATGGCCACGCTTGTCCTCGGCGCTGTCGGCTCCGCCATCGGCGGGGCCTTTGGAGGCGCGATCCTCGGCTTTTCCGGGGCCGCCATCGGTGGCTTCATCGGATCGACCATCGGTTCGGTGGTCGACAGCTGGATCGTGTCCTCGCTGGCCCCGGCACAGAAGATCGAGGGTCAGCGCCTCGACAGCCTGCGGATCACGTCAGCGACGGAGGGTGCGATCATCCCGCGCCTCTACGGCCGCATGCGCATCGGCGGCAACATCATCTGGGCCACCGATTTCCGCGAGGAGACGAAGACCACCACGCAAGGCGGCGGCAAGGGTGGTGGCGGTGGCCGGGTCCAGACGACCGAGTATCTGTACTACGCGAGCTTCGCGGTCGCCCTTTGCGAAGGTCCGATCACCGGCATCGATGCCTTTCTGATCGGCACCGAGATGCGGGGCCTGACCACCATCCGGTCCAGCGCCAGTGCCTATCCGGCCGTCACCGCCTTCAAGGCACTGGCGGCCGACGTAAACGCTGTCCTCGGGCCGGGCACAAAGGTGGGCTATGCTTCCGACTGGTCGGAATACTTCGGCCACCAGCCGGGGGACGGCAGTGGTGATGTCTATTTCCACCTCGACCCGCTCTGGTCAGACGCGAACATCGATTTCATCGGCATCGACAACTACATGCCGCTGTCGGACTGGCGCGACGGCTTCGACCATGCCGATGCCCTTGAAGTCTGGCCCGCCATCCATGACCGCGGCTACCTGTAGGCCAACATCGCCGGTGGCGAAGGCTTCGACTGGTTCTATGCCAGCGCGGCTGATCGATCGGCCCAGATACGCACGCCCATCACGGACGGGGCGGCGGGCAAGCCTTGGGTGTTCCGTTACAAGGATCTGCGCGCCTGGTGGTCGAACCCGCATTTCAACCGGCCGGGCGGGGTCGAGAGCGGCACACCGACATCATGGGGGCCACAGTCGAAGCCGGTCTGGTTCACCGAACTCGGCTGCCCCGCCATCGACCGGGGCACGAACCAGCCCAACGTGTTCTTCGACCCGAAGTCGTCGGAGAGCTTCACCCCATACTCCTCCCGCGGCTGGCGCGACGATGCGATCCAGCGCGCCTATCTCGAAGCCAGTTATCTCTGGTGGGGTCAGGGCGCGAACAATCCGACGTCGTCCGTCTACGGCGGCCGGATGGTGCATGTCCCCGAATGCGCCGCCTGGACATGGGACGCGCGGCCCTATCCGTTTTTCCCCGAATTGACTGGCATCTGGACAGATGGCCCCAACTGGCGGCTTGGCCACTGGCTGACCGGGCGGCTGGGCGCCGTGTCGCTCGCCGCTCTTGTGCGTCACCTCTGCCTGCGCGCTGGGCTTGATGAGGCGCTGATCGACGTCTCTGGCCTCTGGGGCGCGGTCGAGGGCTATGTGATCGGGGCCCTCGAAAGCCCCCGCGCCTCGATTTCCACGCTGGCACGACACTTCGGCTTCGATGCCATCGAGACCGAGGGGGTAATCCGCTTCGCCATGCGCGGTCGCGCCTCGGTCACCACGCTGGCCGTAGACGATCTGGTCTCCAGCCGCGAGGGCGATGCCTTCGAACTGACCCGTGGCCAGGAGACCGAACTGCCGCAGGCGCTGAAGTGGCAGGTCTCCCGTGCAGATGAGGACTATGATGCCGCTCTGGTCGAGGCACGCCGCATCACCGTCGACACCACGCGCATCGCCTCGGAAAGTTTCCCGATGGCGATCCCGCCAGAAGTGGCCGAACGCCGTTGTCGCCGCGCGCTGATGGAAGCCTGGATCGGCCGGGAAAGCGCCACCTTCCGCCTGCCGCCGTCGCGGCTCGCCCTCGATCCCGCCGACGTGATCCGCCTCGCGCATGACGGCCGCGAGGTGGAATTCCGCCTCGTGTCCGTCGCCGATGCCGAGGCAAGGGGCATCGAGGGGGTGCGTCAGGACCGTGCGGCTTATGACCAGCCGCCCGGAGATCCCCGCCCGGCCTCGCTCGCGAGCCCCGTCGTCTTCGGCACGCCCGAGGTGGTGATGCTGGACCTGCCGCAGATCAGCGAGGACCAGCCCGCGCATCGCCCCCTGATCGCCGCCCATGCCAGCCCCTGGCCCGGCGAGATCGCCGTCTTCCGCAGCGCCTCGACGGATGGGTTCAACCTGCTGACGATCTTTGGCGGTCGGGCGCGGATCGGCACGCTGGCCTTTGACTTCTTTCCCGGCCCGACCTCACGCTTCGATCTGGGCAATGCGCTGGTGGTCGATCTGCTGTCTGGAACGCTGGAAAGCGTGACGGACGTCGCCCTGTTCGGGGGCAGCAATGCACTGGCGGTCGAAAGCGCTGCTGGCCAATGGGAGGTTGTCCAGGCGGGCGCAGCCGAACTGATCGCCCCCGGCCGGTACCGCCTGACCCGTCTGTTGCGCGGCCAGCGAGGGACGGAGCAGGCTATGGGCAACCCGGCCCCGGCCGGGGCACGGGTGGTCGTGCTGGATGCAACGCTGGCATCGTTGCCCATCGCTGAGGCCGATCTCGGACTGCCATGGAACTGGCGCGTGGGCCCGGCTGCGAGGGCGGTCAGTGACGCGAGCTATGCCGCGCTGGGCCTCACGCCGACCGGCCGGGGGCTTGTCCCCTTCGCGCCGGTCCATGTCGAGCAGCCGTGGCGAACCACCCGCAGCCCAGGCGATCTCACCATCCGTTGGACACGGCGATCCCGCGCGCTGGTCGCCGATGCCTGGGAACAGGTCGAGGTGCCATTGGCTGAAGACGTTGAGTCCTACGACGTGCAGATCCTTGATGGCCCGGTCGTCAAGCGCACGCTGTCCAGCAGCGCGAATTCCGTCCTCTACACCGCCGCCCAGCAGAGCGCCGATTGGGGCGCACCGCTCGGGCCCGGCCAGACGCTGGCCATCCGCATCTTCCAGCTCTCGAACCGCCTCGGCCGCGGCACGCCTGCGGCCGTGACCCTCCAGTTCTGACGGGATTTCCCATGTCCGACACCACGACCCATCTGGGCCTGCCCTATCTTCTGGCGGCGCAGGCACAGAAGCATGTCACCC